GGCCGCACACGGATTTTCTTTCCCGAGGGATCGAGCATCCGGCGGAAGTCGGTCAGCGCAAGCTCGATCGACGTGATGTCGAGATCGGCCGCGGACGCGAGCGTGTTGGTTTGCGTGCCGCCAGTCTTCACGAGCGGGTGATCGGTGGCGAACAGCGCTTTACCGTCCGGTCCAGCGAACGCGCCGCTGAAGCCGTTGTTGAAGACGGAAGCAGCCGCAATCTCGATGGTTTCTTTTGCGCCGCGGCCGAGATCGGACGCGAGCTTGTCGATGATCGCAAAACGATCGTCATCGACCATAATCCGCGTGATCTTGAAGCCCAGGCCGAACTGGCTATGGGTGTAAGTCTTGCTGAAACCGGGGACGGATTCGTCGTAACGGACGTTGCCGCCTTCGGTCACGAGGCCGAACGTTCCGAGTCCCGCGATTTCCGCCGTCTGCTCGATCGACTTCTTCGAGGTCATCATGCGGAAAATCTGCGAGTACTGCGGGGGGAAGCGATCGAATTTGTTAAAGACGATCTCATCCAACGCCGGAAGCATCGTGGTGAGAAAAAGATCAGGAAACTGCTGGCGAATAATCATCGGACTAGACCCCCACCGTTGCCGGAGCCATCCGGTGCTTGTTGAACATCACTTCGATGCGGGCATACGGCCCGTACGCATTCCCCTGAACGTTGAAAAGCTGCAGGAGGTGAACGTCGAGCGTGTTGGTCACGTCGGCGCCCGCGGTGTTGATGATGTGGCCGCTGCGGCCAGTCACCGCGTCGCCCGCGTTGAGCACGAGGTTGGCGTTGAGGCCCATGTCGGTCACAAGCAGGCCCGCCACTCCGCATTGCACTTCATAAAGCGCGTCGGGATTGACGATGACTGCGTGAGAAGTTGCCAGCGATGCGGCGCCGCGGTTCATCGTCACGCCGCTGTAGAACGTGGTGCCCGGTGTCGCAGAGGCTTCAATCGAGCCGTCCGCAACGCGGTTCACCGCGTCGTATCGGAAGAGTGCAGTGGCGTAGCCGACTGCTTTTTGAAACTCCTCGATAAAGACTGCCCCGCCGCCGATCGTCAGACCGAGAGGAAGCAATCCGTGAGGATTGTTGGTGTTGCTCATTACACACGTCTCCTGTGCTTTCGCAAGTCCCGATCTGGTTTGCTAAAACGCCCGCCGAAAGGGTGGCGAGCGCCGTTCCCCGTCTAGCCGCCGCCTCGGACCTGCTCGAACCCAACGGAGGCACCGCGGCTTGGGTCGCCGCTGTCCCGCAGTAAGTCGCCGCGCTGAAGGATGGAGACACCCTTACTTCCGCCGCTGCCTACCTTGTCCTGGTCGAGCTGATAGTCTTCTTCGACTCGTTTTAAATCGTCACCGCCGATCTTCCGGTAGTGTTCGTTCCGTTGCTCTGCTACGTGCTCGGGCATTCTGCCGAGAAAGAGCCGGCCGACTTTTACCTTGTCGCCCTTTGGGTCGACTACGGACTCCCATCCACGAAGGCCGCGTTTGTTACATACGCCTTCGGAGAGCGCCCGATATCGAAATCCTGGTTCTGCTATTTGGTCGATCGCCGCTTTGAGCGGATCGTCTTGCGCCCACGGCTGATCGAGCCGCTGATCCATCGCTTTGGCGAGCGGATCTTTGCCGCTGGTGATGCCAGACGGCGCCATGACGCCCGGTCGGTGGTTCGTGTCCCATCGGCCCTGGTCGGTGTTGGCGAAAGGGATTGCGAACGAGAGATAAACCGGTATCGCCCTGCCTTCGACGGTTGGTTGACCATCGAGCAGTGGAGGCCGCTCGTCGCCTTTCACGCCGGCATCGAGCGAGATGATGTCGGATACTCTCGCCGGGTCATCTACGCCCACGTCGCGCGGCAAGGGCTGCTTTTTCTGGAACGCCATCTAGCTTCCTCCCCGGTTGCCCATGCGAACGCCTTTCGCTGCCCGCGCGGTGTAGCTTTCGACCGTGATCGTGCTGCCTGCCGCTTGGAATTTCTTGACGATGTTGGCTTGGGCTGCCGTCAACGTTCGGCTGTCCGCGGTTTCGCGAGCCTTCACGCCGCCGCGTGGTCCGGTCTGTGTCGTGACACGGCGAACGCGATCGCTTTCTTCGTCGTCGGCCGCTTCACGCCGTTTCGGCTTCGGTTCGGGTTCCTCACCGCCCAGCTCGGCCGCTGCCAGCTTCGCCGCGATTTCAATGAGCTTCGGACTCTTGGCGAGAACCGGATCACTGGCAAGGTCGTTATAGTGCGCTGCCGCGGATTTGAAAAACTCGCTCGTGTTGTCTTGCAGCTCCGGATACTTTCCGTACAGCTTCGACTCTTCGGTGATCTGCGCGCGGGTCTGGCCGATCTTGTTATCGACTTCGCGCGAGCTGACGAAGCCCATTTCGCGAAACAGCTTCGTGACGAGCTTTTTATCTCCGCTGGAGATCGCGTCGACGAGATCGGATGACAAAGGCTTGTCTTCCGCCTCGTCCTCTTCGACCTTCGCCGCCTTCGGTGTCTGCGCGGCTTTGCCGTGCCAGAACTTTACGTTGTCCTCGGCTTCCGAGACTCGGGCGCGCAGCGCTTTGTTTTCCTCGCGCAGCTCGCGAGCCGCTTCCTTGTCGGGATCTTTGGCAGTCTCGGCCTTTGCGGCCGGTTTCGGAGTTTCGTCCGCTACCTGGTCGTCGATTTCTTCTACTTCGTCGATTTCTTCGGTTTCCATCAATTAGCGCCTTTGAGCTTCTGGAGGTACCCGTACGGCGTGTCGCCGTAGAGGTCCAGCCTTTTTCGCTCATATCTGTCGCTGCAACGTTTGCAGAGCACTTGGTAAATCCCGTCCTTCGGGTGTAGGTACATCCGCAAGTCGCCCACTGCCTGCGCGCGTAACACCTCGTAGGGAGTGCTGCACTCTTGGCAGCCGGGAGGGTCGTGGCCGGCGAGGACGGCGAGCGCGTGTTGGTGCCACTCGTAGCAGTGCCAGCAATAGCCGGTGATGACGTCGTGAATGAACTCGTGCTTGCTCCGGAACTGGCTACAGAACCGGCAGCGGAAACGAATCGGATCGCTCAAGCGACGACCTCGATGACGCGATCGCCGGACAACCAAGCCGCCTCGCGCGTCGTGAGGCCCATGACGATGCAACCGTGCGAGGACTGAAGCGGATGCTGCAGGCACTCGCCATGCATGTAGAAACCCTTGCGCCCGTACATCTTGTTGTTGGGGTTTGGTTTGAGAGGAATGACGAAGCGCCCGAGCAGCATGTTGTTCACGGGCGTGTCCATGCGGTAGAAACCAACCGGCAACGGCCCGACGTTATAAACGCCCTGCATCGCGGGCTGATTCAGGCCCTCGCCGATTCCGGAGAACCCGCGGCCGACCAGAGTCCCGTCTGCGGCTTTGAGTTCGCCGGTGCTCTGCGAGTAGGTCATTAGGCTTTGGCTACAACGGGCTTCGGAGCGAACCAGCCGGATTTGTTCAACGCGGCGACGACGGCATCGATGAGAGCGCTGATGACCTGGACGTGGGGTTCGGGGATCGCCTCGCCAATCGCCGCAGCAGCCGCTACGAGGCTCATGGCCGCTTCTTTCTTCGTGGTGCCGGGTGCGGTCGGATAGGCCGCTTCAATCGCTGGCACTGCCGCAAGCACGACGGGGAAGTACTGTAATGCAGCTAGAAAGCCGCTGGTGACGTTTTTGAGGTTCATCCCCGGTGTGTCGCCGGGTCGCGCGGGGCATCTTAGTCGGGTTCTTCTTCGACGCCCGCTTTCCGCTGTTTCGCGCGGATCTCGTCCTCGATGATCTTCGGAAGCTGGCTCGCGCGCGTGATGGCTTGAATCTGGCCCTGTATGTAGCGCACCTTGTCCGGTTCGGCCAGGATGAGTTCCCGCACTAACTGCGCGTATTGGTCCTGCTGTCGTTCCGTGATTAGCTTGTACCCCGCGGAGCGGAGCGTATCTCTCATCTCCGCGAGGTCGATCGAGTCTTTCGTGACGCGCGCCATTCTACTGCCCCGGTTGCTTCGGTGGCTTTAGATCCGGAGCCGGTTGCAGCATCGAGCCAAGCCGCGCGTGCATGTCCTGCATGGCCATCGGCGCGTGAGTCTCGGTCAAGCCGCCCTGCTGTGTGACCATGTTCTGTTTCATGGACTCGGCCAGACGCGAGGTAAGCTCGGCCATCAGCTTTTTCTGATTGAGCTGCTGGATGTGCTCGACCACGTGCATCGACATCTCGTGGTACGCGTTGTCGTTGTGGTTCGGGTCTTTTGCCGCCTCAGCCAGCCGCTTATTATGATCCATAATGTGGAGCTGATCGTTGTCCATTGGATTGACCTGGATCTCTTCCCCTTGCAGGCAGCGTGTCCATTCTTCGATCGGTTTGACCGGCAGGCCAAGGTCTGGCGGTTCCGGTATCGCGTCGTTAAACCGGTCGTCGCCAAATGCGCGGTGGATCTTGTCCAGCACAAGCCACAAGGCGCGCGGGTTCTGCTGGATCAGCGGGTTTTGCAAGTCGAGCTGATAGAGCGAGAGCTGATTCTGTTTCTGCTGTTCTCGCGAAAATGCGTTGGTTGCAAACTTGAGGTCAAAGTCGTAACGCCCGGTTCGATCCTGTTCGTTCAGCATCGCCCCGCCCTGCTGCGTGGGAAACAGCCCGTCTGCGTCCTCTTCCGTGACGCGGAAGAAAAGCGATGGAGCGGCGTACATGCCGATGAGTTCCCAAAATCGCGTCAGTATCTCGCCCCAGTCCTCGCGTAAGACACTCAGATCGAGCGAAGCGCGGACGTCCGCGTCCTGAGAGAGGTTGAGCGACTGCGTAGCGGTGCGCGGCGCGTTCGGACGGTCGGACGATCGGCCTAGCGTCTGGTCGCTAATGCCGGTAACTCGCTCGGCATACGCGATCATGGTCTGTTCTTTGGCGATCGGGTAATGCAGGTCCGCGGTGAAGTTCACCACTTTGACCGCGCCAGGATTGTCGGTGGCAACGGCTGTGCCTGGTTCGTACTGGAAATTGTCGGGATCGAAGCCGGACGCCGGCGTGTAGAAGATCACTGGCCCGACGCTCAGCGCGCCGGCTTGTGACGCGAGCTGGTGATTCGCGGATAGCTCCGCTTCAATTCCTTCCAGCAGCTCGCCGAAACTCGGTCCCCAGTAACTGCCGTCTTTCACCAGCGCGGTTTCCGAAAACGGGCGCCGGTTCTTCATGGCCGGGTACATCTCGGCGAGATCCTGGATGCTGATGACGAGGTGCAGATCGGGAATGTAGCGGACTACGAAGTCACTCTCGTAGAGATCGCGGCCCTTCATGTTCAGCTCGGCCGCGTCTTTCTTGCCCTTGAGCTTTCGCCACTTGCCGTACCACTCGTAAATGACGATCGAGTTCGCGCCGCTGAGGTTGCCCTCGTAGGTCACGCCTTCGGCAACGTCCTTTTCCTCTTTGACCTTGTCGGCCGAGAAATCGCGCTGCCGGCGATTGCTCGCGTAGTTGAGGATCAAATCGAAGTTGTCGGTGATGCCCT